TAATATATATGTATGTGGGGAAAGAACAATGATCCTATGTTCCTGTAATACTATATCTTCCAGTAATGTAAAACAAATCCTTGAACATCATACTGGTGATGTTCCTTCCGTTCAAGAAATCATGGAAAAGCATGGGTGCTCAGTAGTTTGTGCTACCTGTGTTCAGAGTATCAAAAGTGAGATAAGGAAACACTATGGCATCAATAGTGAGAATTGATCCAGCTATACCATTATTGACTCCCAAAGGCACAGCATACGCACACTTTCTAATAGACTACGGTATAGAAGATAATCTACACTGGGTATGCTTTCAAGACGATACTGGTGAGTGCTGGACATGGGATAACTCAAAAGTTAGAGCAACAAAGAACATTACCGTTGATAGAACTAACATCTCGGAGATTACATAATGAGGGTTGTAATAGGACCATACAAAAAGTGGTGGGGACCATATCAACTCGCCGAACTAGTTCCATTCGTCAGTGAGGATACCAAAGACAAGATTGGTGCATGGCTAGCCAAGACTTGGGTTGACAATATTTGTGAATGGTTCTATTCCAAAAACGAACGTAAGATCAAAGTTCGTATTGACAAGTATGATACTTGGAATATGGATAACACACTCGCCATTATTATTCTTCCTATGCTTAAACAACTCAAAGCAACCAAACACGGTTCACCATTCGTTGATGATGAGGATGTTCCAGAACATATGCGTCATAGTTGTCCAGAATATTACGAAACGGATGATCCGTGGATTCACTATAAATGGGAATGGGTTCTTAATGAAATGATTTGGGCCTTCGAGCAGGAACTTGATGATAGTTGGGAAGATAAGTTTATTCACGGAACACCTGTGTATGATTTTGATATCCTTGATGACAACTATAAAGTAATGACACAGACAAATCCTGATTACTGGGTTGACAGAGAAGGCATTAAAGAGTATAATGATAGAATAAACAATGGATTCAGATTGTTCGGTAAATATTATCGTGGGCTATGGGACTAAGGAGAATAATAATGGTGTTAAGTGAAAAGAATATGCAGATTCTTGAGACTGCATTTAAGCAGCGTGCCTTTGATGGCAAGTGGGAACGGATCGTGAAGATCATGGACCTAGATAACTCTTACTCATTCGTGGGTGAGAATGGAAGCCGAATGACTCATATTCCAGAGAAATGGGTTACTGTCGGTGTGTATGATTACTTAATGGAGATTGTAGAATAATGGCTAATAATATTAAAGTATTTCGTTTACTCGGTGAAGATATGATGGCCGAGTTGGTTTTAGAAGATACCACATCATATATAGTTAAAAATGCCGTTAGAATTGTCGTCATGCCAAATAAGGCTGATCCGAACAATCCAAACATGGCTCTAGCTCCTTTCATGCAGTTTAGTGATGATAAGGAATTGACAATTAACAAATCTCATGTTATAACTACAGGTTCACCACTAACAGACTTTATCAATCAGTATAATAGTATCTTTGGTGGTATTCATCTCGCAACTTCAAAGATTATCACACCTTAATGAAATTCTACACAAACGTTGAAGTATGGGGCGGTAAAATTCTTTATCGTGGTATAGAAGATGGGCGTCGGATACAACGTAAAGTTGACTACTATCCGACGCTTTTCGTTCCTTCTCCAAAGCCAACCAAATATACAACTATTCATGGTGAATACGTCGGTCCTGTTAAACCAGGAACGATTAAAGAGACTCGTGATTTTGTTAAACAATATGATGGTGTAGAGAGTTTCAATATTTATGGTAATACTCGTTATCATTATTGTTTTATTGCCGATGAATTTCATAACACTATTGAATGGGATATGTCACTGATTAAAGTGGCTAACATTGATATTGAAGTTGGATCAGAAAATGGTTTTCCAGAACCAGAGTCAGCAAATGAACCATTGACTGCAATTACAGTTAAGATGGATGGTCGCTTTGTTACGTTTGGTATTGGTGATTATGTTAATAAACGTTCCAACGTAACTTATTTTCATTGTGTAGATGAACATGATCTAATTATGCAGTTCATTCGCTGGTGGCAATCTGATTATCCAGATATTATCACTGGATGGAACGTTGAGCAGTTTGATATTCCTTATCTTGTAAATCGTATCACAAAGTTAGAAGGTGAGCGTATTGCCAGACTTCTTTCTCCATGGACAGTTTTACAAGATAAGGTTCTTGATCTAGGAATGGGTCGTCGTGGTAAAGGTTATAATCTATTCGGTATTGCCACACTTGATCTATTGTCTCTTTACAAGAAATATTCACCTGGAGGACAATCACAAGAAACATATAGACTTGACAATATCGCCAATGTTGTTCTTGGTGAGCGTAAGTTATCTTATGAAGAATATGGTTCACTTCATAATCTATATAAAGAGGATTATCAAAAGTTCATTGACTATAACATCAAAGACGTTGATCTAGTTGATCGCATTGATGCAGAAGAGAATCTAATATCATTGGCCCTTACTCTTTCATATGATAACAAGTGTAATTATGAAGATGTGTTTGCACAAGTTCGTATGTGGGATGTCATTTGTTTCAATCATCTAAAAAGTAAGAACATTGTAGTTCCTCCTATTGAAAAACATGAAAAGGATGAAGCATATGTTGGAGCCTATGTTAAAGACACTATTAATGGATTTCACAATTGGGTTGCTAGTTTCGATGTTAATTCTGAGTATCCTTCTGTCATTATGGGAAGCAACATCTCTCCTGAGACTATCATTCAACCTGATAATTACACTGATGCTATGCGGAGCCTTGTTTCCAGCAATGTCACTGTGGATAAACTCCTTAATAGGTCTTTGGATTTATCTTTTCTAAAAGATGAGAATGTTTGTCTGACAGCGAACGGTCAGTTCTATCGTCGTGATAAGCAAGGCTTCATGCCTGAGATGATTGAAAAGATGTTCAATGATCGTAAGGTCTATAAGAAGAAGATGCTTGATGCTGAACAAGAATATGAGAAAGCAAAAGATCCGAAGATCAAAGCCGAACTTAAAACAAAGATTGCAAAGTATAAGAACCTTCAGATGTCTAAGAAGGTTTCACTAAACAGTCTTTACGGCGCTTCTGGATCTAAATATTTTCGTTTCTTTGATCTTCGTAATGCTGTGGCTATCACAACAACTGGACAGTTATCTATTCGTTGGATTGAGTCTAAACTTAATTCTTATCTACAGAAAATTTTAAAATCGGAGAAAGATTATGTCATTGCAGTTGATACTGACTCGGTGTATCTCAATCTTGGAGAATTGGTATCTAAGACGTTGTGTGATGATGTTAAAGATATTGAGAAAACCATCAATTTCGTGGACAGAGTTTGTGAAAGTAAATTGCAACCTGTTATTGATAAGGCTTGCGGAGAACTTGGTGATTACACTAACGTCTTTCAACAAAAGATTGTCATGAAGAGAGAAGTCTTGGCAGACAAAGCAATCTGGACTGCCAAGAAGAGATACATTCTCAATGTCCATAATTCTGAAGGTGTGCAGTATGCAAAGCCTAAGAAGAAAGTTATGGGTCTTGAGATGGTAAAGAGTTCAACACCATCAGCATGTAGAGAGAAATTAAGAGAGGCTATTGATGTTATCTTTGACGCAGACGAAGCGGCTGTCCAATTATTTATTGAGGTATTTCGTGACGAGTTCAAAACTTTACCTTTGGCGGATATTGCTTTTCCTCGCGGTGTTAATGGTCTGGACAAATATAGTGATGCTAAAGTTATCTATGCATCCGGCTGTCCTATTCACGTTCGTGGTTCTCTCGTATATAATCATCTTCTACGCAAGCATGGTATTACTAATAAATATTCATTAATCAACAGCGGTGAGAAGATTAAGTATATTTTTCTAAAAGAACCAAATACAATTCAATCAAATGTAATCGCATTTCCACAAGGAGACATACCAGAAGAACTTGACTTACACAAATACATAGACTATAATCTACAGTTTGAAAAGGCTTTTCTTGATCCATTGACCATCATTCTAAATGCTATTGGTTGGAAGCCTGAACGTTCATCAAGCCTAGAGGAATTTTTCTCATGACTAAGAAGAAAGACGATAAACATAAACATTCACCAGCACGTTTATATGAGTTCGTGCCAGATGAAACCACTATTACTCCCAACAACATTGTTGAACTTGCTAACATTGTAAGAGTTGGAATTGGTGGTCCTCTTCTGGAGAAGTTATCTCCAGAACTAAAGAAACATTTTAAAGAGGTTGCATAACGAGATTGTTTGTAACCTGACAAAAAAGGAGAATCTTAATGTCAGATATTTTTAATCAATTAATTGCGGAAACCGATAACGAGTATGCAGGCATCGTTGATGATGGTGTTGCTGCTGGTGATGTGTCCGGATACATAGGCACTGGTAACTATGCTATGAATGCATTGTTATCAGGATCGATCTATGGTGGACTACCACAGAATAAGGTTACAGCGTTTGCAGGTGAGCCTTCTGTAGGTAAAACTTTCTATGCTCTTAATGTTGTGAAGCAGTTTCTAGAAGATAATGATGATGGATTTGTATTCTACTTTGAATCCGAATCCGCTATATCTAAGCAATTTATTACAGATCGTGGTATAGATGCAAAGCGGGTTGCTATCATTCCAGTTGCAACGGTTCAGCAATTTAGAACACAGGCTGTTAAAATTCTAGACAAGTACCTTGATCAGAAAGAAAAGCCACCAATGCTTTTCGTTCTTGATTCACTTGGTAATCTATCAACCGATAAAGAAATGCAAGACATTGCCGATGGTAAAGACACAAGAGATATGACAAGAGCCCAATTGGTTCGTGGCGCATTTCGTGTTCTTACATTGAAACTTGGTAAGGCAAGTGTTCCATTAATCGTAACCAATCACGTTTATGATGTCGTTGGTTCATATGTTCCAATGAAGAAGATGGGTGGCGGTTCTGGTCTAGAGTATGCTGCATCAACAATCATCTTTCTATCTAAGAAGAAAGATAAAGATAAAGATAATGAGATCACCGGTGCAATCATTACAGCAATGCTAAAGAAATCACGTATGACTGTTGAGAATAAGAAAGTAGAAACTAGACTACATTATTCCAAAGGTCTCGATAAGTATTATGGTTTGCTTGATCTTGCTATCAAGTTTGGTGTGTTCAAAAAAGTATCTACTCGTGTAGAATTACCAGATGGTTCTAAAGCGTTTGAAAGTCAGATTGAAAAAGATCCTGAAAAGTATTTTACTAAAGATGTTCTGGATGTGATTGATGATTTTTGTAAAAGTGAATTTCTATATGGGTCAACTAACGTGACGGAGGAAGATGATGGAACTGGGAACTGATTATATCTTTCGTGACGATCTTTTTAATGTAAAAGAAGAGGGAACAACGGTTCCTATTGAATTAGTGCTTGATCCTTTCAAGGGAATAGTGTATCGTTATACAACTGTAACATTCAAGATGGACGAGGATAACATTCCTCGTCTACTCTTTGATTATGAAATTATCAAGACAAATGATTTATCCATGATAACATTAAGAAAGAATGAAAAGTTTAAAATTACCTTGGGTTTGATTTTGAACAATCTGCTATTAGATGCGTCGGAAGTGGAAGGTGCAAGTGAGACTAGAACAAACGATACTAAAGAACCTGATCAAGAATGAAGCATATACTCGCAAAGTTTTACCATTTCTAAAAGAAGAATACTTTGGTAATATGGAAGATCGGCTGCTTTTCAAAGAAGTAGCCGGCTTCATTCTAAAATATAATCAACAACCAACATATGATGCTCTTGATATTGAGATTAGTGACATTCGTGGCACAACGGATGATACTGTCAAAAACATGCGTGAGACATTAAAAGAACTAAACAATGACACAGAAAAGACAAACGCAGATTGGCTTTTAGACAATACTGAAAAGTTTTGTCAGGAAAAGGCAATATATAACGCTATCACAACATCATTGGAGATTATGAATGGAAAAGGTAAACTTACTAAAGGTGCTATTCCTTCTTTACTCTCTGATGCTTTGGGTATATCTTTTGATCCGAATGTTGGTCATGATTATATAGAACAAGCAACTGATCGTTATGATTACTATCACCGTGTAGAAGAAAGAATACCTTTTGATCTAGATTACTTTAACAAAGTTACAAAGAATGGCATTCCAAAGAAAACTCTTAATATCGTTATGGCTGGCGTCGGCGTTGGTAAGTCACTTACTCTATGTCACTTTGCTTCTAGTTATATAAACCAAGGCAAGAATGTTTTGTATATCTCTATGGAACTTGCTGAAGAGGAAGTTGCAAAACGTATTGATGCGAATGTTCTAAATGTGTCAATGGACGATCTTATGAAACTACCAAAGGATTTGTATGATAAGAAGATTGACAATCTAAAACAAAAGACAAATGGTAAATTGATTGTTAAAGAGTATCCAACAGCTTCGGCATCCACAGTTCATTTTAGATCATTGTTGAATGAACTTAACTTAAAGAAAGGATTTGTGCCAGATGTCATTATGATTGACTATCTTAATATTTGTGCTTCGGCTCGTATCAAACCAGGTAATGGTGTTAATTCTTACACTTACATTAAAGCAATTGCAGAAGAGTTAAGAGGTTTGGCAGTTGAGTATAATGTTCCTATTTGGTCAGCAACACAGTTGACACGTTCTGGATATGGTTCATCTGATCCTGACCTTACTGATACATCTGAGTCTTTTGGTTTACCAGCAACTGCCGACTTCTTTGTTGCTCTTATCACAAATGAACAGTTAGAGCAACTAAATCAAATTATGGTAAAGCAGTTGAAGAACCGTTACGCTGATCCTGCTAGACACAAAAGAGATGTTATTGGTGTTGATAAGACAAAGATGAGATTATATGATGTAGAACAATCTGCTAAAGATATTGTAGATACCGGAGAGGATTTCAAACCAGATCCTGTGTTTAGTAAATCTACCAACAACAAATTCAAAGGATTGAAAGTATGAAATCATATGAATATTATCCTGAGTTCAATGATAATGATGAATTGCTTTGGCGTGTATATGAAAAAGCAAGTCAACAGATAGTTGCGGAATTCTTCTTTGAAGATGATGCACATAATTTGTGTGCTTTTCTGGAAAAAGGAGGCGGCTTCGCAGGTTTCACACCATCCTTCATACTTAAACGTGTTCCTATGACAAATATCAATGATGTTTTTCAAGCCGAATTTGCTTGACATATCAACTACGGTAATCTATAATAATAGACATTGGTTCCGTAGCTCAACAGGATAGAGCAACTGCCTTCTAAGCAGTAGGTTGGATGTTCGAGTCATCCCGGAATCGCCACTATATATGGAGATGAATATGCGTGAGGAAACTAAACGTGAATACTATTGGGTTGTTGAAGCAACTAACAATGGTAATACAGTCTTCCGTAAAGAGTATCATGACACAGAAGGAAAAGCATTTCGTGTCTATAATTCCTTAAAGTCAAACGGAACAGTTTCCATTCAACGTAAGTGGTATGAGAGGAAAGTGGCATGAATGAAGATCAATTAAGAAGACAGGCTATATTTCGAATGGCTATCTTCTTTGCTATTACAATTGTTATTGGCTTTATTGCCAGTGACATTAATATACTATCAAGTCAATAGGAGAGATATATGTTTAACTTATCAGATGAAACCAGAGCCACAATTATTTCCATTCTTCGTGACAAGTTCGGTGTAACACAGACAGATGATGAAATCAATGTTGTCATTGATGAAATCGTTGACACGGTGAAACGTCAGTTTGGAATGTAAAAATTCCGCATTATAGCAATCTTGACATTCCGGCTTTCCTATGCTATTATACAGCATAATGAGAAAGGAAATGAAATAGATGAATAAAGTGTGGGTATTTGATATTGACGGAACGCTGGCTGATAATGAACATCGGATGCACCATCTTGATGGTAAAAAAGAATGGGAGGCATTCTTTGC